TCTGTTTTTGTCAGAGCGACAATGCGGTTTCCAAATCTTCGTGCTCAAACGCGCTTTCCATCCGTTGGATTTCAGCTTCTTTCGCGCCGCGACGCCGTGCGACTTCACGCCAGCCTTTTGTAACACCCGCAACATCGCGGATCAGATCATCCGCGTCCTTTGCCTTAAGCGCATATTCCTCCGCCACGGATCGAAGCAGTTCAATCGAACAAGTTCCGTCATCAAAATCAATATTGGTGGCCAGTATCCGAGGCTTCACATCCTGCGGGGTCGGGTTGATGTCGTAAGCCGGAGACAAGGTCCATCCACGTTGTCCGAGCCACAAAAATCCATGGTTCCGCAGGTGGTCGTCGGTGTTTGAGACGAGAATGGAAAACACCACACGTTTATAGAGCTCTGTTCGGTCAGCGATTGCGCTCGCACCATGCTGTGTCAGAGCATCTACAATTTCCAAATAACTACCTCGATCACCATCTCTGTGCTCGGTCATCGACATGGCCGACAGGAACGGAATTCGCTGCTGGCCATCGCGGTCGAACCGGCGTGACAAGAATATCGGGCGTCCATCGTTTTCAACAAGATCGTGGCAAGCCGTTCGAATGCCCGCTGCATCGGCTAAATCCAATGCAACTGCCTCCCAGCGCTCCAGGGAATAATCATCCGTCTCCTTCGGAAACTTTGCGATGGACAAACAACCATGTTGATCAATGACAGATGCCTTGGGACGCGCGCCACCGAGCGATGAGCCCGGCGCAAAAATCAGTAACAGATCCTCGTCGCTTTCTTCACCGCGCAGAATGCGCTCAGATGCGCCGAGCAACTTGCCCAAAGCCACCGTCCCCGGAACACCAACTTCTTGTGGTGCCTGGAATACATCATCCCCTTGCCAGCGAAACCGCAATGCGCCCAGTCTGGTTTCGTCAGAAACACCAAGCAGAAAGTCAGCTTCATGAAGGGTGCGAACCGCTCTGCCTTCACGATCTGCTGAGCGGCGTTCCCTCCTGCGCATCAAGGTGCGGCCCCAAGTATCCGGAGCCGAATCTCCAAGCGTGCCAAACATTTCTTGGTTGGCTGGTGGCCGGAACGTGCCAGGACCAACCGGTAACGAAGGATCGATCGAAAAACTATCGGCGTCTTTGATCCATTGCTGATCATATTCGAATGTAACCGACTGCCTGGCTCGACTAGCATGTCGACGCATCAGTCCAATGCGGCGGCAATTTCCTTGCCAATCCAAGAATATCTCCACGTCCGACATCATGACTGACCTTTCCGGCTGCGCGTGATGTAAGCGCGTTGCGGCAGATCTTCTTTCGCGATGTTTTGCCCAACATCATCATGCGTCGCATCAGCGACGTCAGCGAGACGCTCCAACAGGTTTAATGCCTGCAACACAGCTGCGATGATGCCGATGCTGACCGACGGGTCACCTTTTTCAATACGCGAAATCGTTGGCCTGGACGTCGCAGCGCGTTCCGCCACAATTTCCATGGGCAGTTTTCTGCGTAAACGCGCGTCACGAATGTCTTCCCCCAGCTTTTTGAGGGCGCGCCTGGCTGACGGTGGCGGACGATGCGGCGTAGGCATAACGATATCTTCCTATTACTTTATTCAAAAACAAAGTAACACGAAGATAACATTAATTCAAATATAACTTCGACTGAATAGGCCTCCGCATCAAAATCCTGATGCCTGGACGCGAATTGCCTCAAACAACCGCCTGACTGCATAGGATCGGGCGATACTCACCAGGGTGAATAGGCCGCCAATAGCCAGGTTGTCAGACAGAGAGACTTCCAGCCCAAACAGCGGAAAAACAGCGATCTGTGTTGCCACCGCGACGCCATAGCCAATCGCTACATTGGTTAAGGACTCCAGCAGGGACATACGTCTTGATTGCCTCATGCGGCCATCCTTTCATTTTTAATCTCATCGAATGTGCGTCCGTCCTTATCAAGGGCCGCCGATTTGCCGGTGGCATTCTGCCAGCGCTCAACAGCCACATCCACATAGACGGGGCTAATCTCCAGCGCATAAACCCGTCTTCCGACGGATTCTCCTGCCATGATCTGGGAGCCAGACCCTGAAAATGGTTCATAGCATAGCCCGCCAGGTTCCGCATGCTGGCGCATGGGAATGGCAAAACAATCGAGCGGTTTAGGCGTCGGATGGTCGGGACGTTCCTCGCCGGAAAGTCCATGGATATCCCAGACAGAGGAGAGGAACTGAGCCCCATCCGCTTTCGGCGGCATATTGCCTTTGATCCAGCCCATCAGGCAGGGCTCATGCTTCCACAGATACCGGGACCGGGTGAGGACACCCTTTTCCTTATTCCAGATAATCTGTTGGTGCTGAAACGCGCCCATCTCCGTCCAAACCTCTTCCAGCATGGCCTGGCGGCGTGACGCATGCCAGCAGTACCAAGCGGCGTTCGGCTCGATGGCTTCGGCAATAGCGGCCTTGATAAATCCGCGATAAAGATCCGGGCCTTGGGATGAATCATCCCAGGTCACGCCGTAGCTGGCGGACCAATCTTTGTTGCCATCAGTCCCGCCGGTATTACCTTTGGCGACTTTGGCTTTGCGGGCACTGTTTTGCGGATGATTGGTGCCATCATAATCAACCAGGTATGGCGGATCCGTTGCAAACAAGATGGCCCGTTCGCCATTCATCAGGCGCTTCACATCATCCGCGCTGGTACTGTCGCCACAGAGCAGCCGATGAGTGCCGAGCACCCAGAGATCACCCGCCTTGGAAACGGGGTTGGCCGGTGCTTCTGGGATTTGGTCATCACCCGTAAGCCCGTCGGGGACTTGATTACCTGTATTTTGCAGCAACTGGTCGATCTCAGATAGATCAAACCCGGTCAGGTCCAGGTCAAAATCCTGGGCCTTGAGATCAGCGATCTCGAGACGCAATAGCTCCTCATCCCATCCTGCATTTTCCGCTATTTTGTTGTCGGCAATGATGAGTGCGCGGCGCTGCGTCTCGCTCAGACCATCAATCCGAATGATGGGCACCTCGTTGAGGCCAAGTTTGCGTGCCGCCATCAAACGCCCGTGACCGGCGATGATGACATCATCATCACCAACCAGGATCGGATTGACGAACCCAAACTCAGCGATGGATCCGGCGATTTGCGCGACTTGGGTTTCCGCATGTGTGCGGGCGTTGCGCGCATAGGGGATCAACCGATCCACCGGCATGGTTTCGATTTTAAGGTTCATTTTGTCAATCAGATGAAATTGGGTGAACAATTGGGTGCGCTTGACAGATTGAGTATGCAAAGCCGCAGGAACCCTGGGCTTCCGATCCACCTGTCAAGCTGTCGTCAAGTTAGTTTTTGGGTCTGTCGCTAGCGAAATCCCGCGCTGACGCCTCCCGCATAGGATATCGGCCAGGAAGGAACCAACTTATCAAAGGCTTGGGGGCGGCTGCAAAAGAGCTTCGGGTTTTACCGCGCGCGCCTCTCGCGAGCATGGTCTGAAACTACCCCAAATCGAGCGCATCTGTCTCGCCTTGCGGTGTCTCACGAGAAAGCGTCTCAGTTTGCGATTTGCATTGACAGCTTCCGAGCGCGATTGATGACCATCGCCCGCGCTCGCCTCATCTGCACGGGCATGCCATTGAGCTTCAAGGTGATGACGCTGAGGGAGAACTCCCAGCGCCGTGCCGCCGTTGCCCGGCTGATGCCAAAGCGCCAGCAGATGGGCTTCCAACGCATGCCTTCGGCACGGGCCCAAACCATCTTCGCATCTTCGCCATCGAGCATCTGCAGCCACTCGAGGGTTTCTTCCATGCGAGTGATGGAGCTTGCCGAAGGCGGTGGACGACGCATGGGTTCAGCTGTCTGACCAACCTTGTCTGCGAAGTCATAAACCATCTCTGGCCAGACGTTGAAGTATCCTTGCACCTTCTGCTCAGGAAGGCGCTTAAGTACATCTGCAGCCTCCACCAAACGCGTTTCAACCTCGTGTGTTGTCCATTCAGCCATGTCTCGTCTCCTTGTCATTCGTTCGTTTGCCATAAAGCTTTTCGCCAATCTGTCGGACCAGTTCACGTTCCGGCCAGGTCAGGCGTTGGTCTTCAATCGACACGGCCATAAGTCCGCGCTCAAGCCAACCATCCTTTTTGATTTGCTCAGAACCGCGACGTTCGCCGCCAAACCCCGGTGGATGCCATCTCATCAGCTGACCTCCTTGAGCACAGCGGCGTAACCCGCAATGTCGATCATGCTATCGAGGTGTTGGGGATCGTGGGCCAGCCGTGCCAGCTTTAGATCAATCAGGCACAACGCCACCTGCGACGGCGTGATGGGCTGGCCCAACGTGATCGACCAGCGTTTGGCGATAGCTGTCATGGATGCCATCGGATCGCCGTAAGTCTCCCTGCGATTGCCGACAACGGCAGCAGCTTGTTTGAGCATCATTTCGCCGTTCATTGGCCTGTCCTTCCGTCACGATGGGCCATGGCCCAGTCCAGGATGGCCAGAGCATCCGCCTCGTTGTCATCCGCCGGATCAAACCCGAGGTTCCGAACAGCGGCGATGACCGCATCCTTGTTCGCGTTCCCTTTGCCGGTTGCGTGGCGTTTGATGGTGCCGACGGGCACAGCCTCGTAAGGGATTTCGTGGTGTTCACACCATGCGGTGACGTGAGCCAAAAACCCGCCATAGGCGTGGGCAGCATCGACACCAGCATGGCGTCGGACTTCCTCGAAAAAAACGACATCCAGACCACCGGCCATTTGCTTGATCTCGGTCAGCCACTGCTTGAAGCGCAGGAAGCGCATGCCGCCGCCTTGCCAGCGATCGTTCTTGAACTCGGCTATGCCACTGGTGACGGTCCGATCGGAAAGGCGAACTGCCCAACCGGTCTTGGTGCCGAGATCCAGTGAAAGCATGACGAGTTGCCCCTGGGCCTGATCGACGTGAATTGTTCTCGAAGTGGTTGGGGTCATATCGGGTCTCCATGGGAATACGTTTGCTGGTGGATTGGTTTTGGCAACGGGTTGGCAATGGCCCATCGGTCTCTGGTGGGAGGAGTGTGTGTTACCAAAAACACTCCTCCC